TCTTTGACTAGAAAGGGTCTAAATTGAATTGTCTCTCCTGTTGATGGCAATTCAAGTTCATAGGTTGGTGTAGCAATCTTAGGTAAAGGCATAATGTCCTATAGAATGTTTCAGTATGATTATTTATTATACAATATTTGAGTTAGCTCCAACAGTAAATCCAGATGAGTGATACGTGGCCACGTATCACTTAGAAACAGTATTACCCGAAGCATTTGCAGCTGAAGTAGGAACACCACCAACATTCAATGAAGAAGATGTTGACAAGGCACCAGTTCCAGATAAGTTGGTAGATGTGGTATTGAAGTTTGCTTGTTGTGCTGGTGTTGCTGCAGTAAATGTTGCATCTCCAGTAGAACTAGAGGAACCAGAACTAGATGCTGGAACCTCTTCATCTTTAGATAAAAGATATCTTGTATAAGTCATTGAAACGGTACACTTTAATAAAGAAGAAGAATCGTATGATACTGGCATTGAAGAAATAGATATTGGATAGCAATTTACAAACTTATATACTAAAGGACTTCCCGTATAACTTCCATAACTTGCCTCGTAATCTGTAGTATTTACTGACGTTGCAGAACTTCTTTCAAATTTTGTTATTGTTATAACAGATCTATTATATTGTTCAGGATATCTAACTCTATAAAAGTAATTACCATCTACACTTCCCACATCTTTGTCTGATTGTGATGATTCACTTTCATCAACAATAAATTTAATCCAAGTTTCAAAAAATCTAATCGGCAAGTATGATGAAATATTAGTTCTTCGTTTTGTGCCAGTATAATCTCCAGCATTAACATAAAAAGTTAGATCTATTCTATCATCATACACTCTTCTATATGCGTGTCTCTCTGTTACACCAGTAAAATCACTAGTAATTTCAAAAGTTGCAAGAGATGATCCAGGTAAAGATGCCTCACTACACATCAAGTTTAAGTTTTCTTGATTGTATATTATACCATTATCTTTCAAAAAATTTGTAAATTCATTTTCAGATTTAGTTGATTTTCCTACAGATTTGCTATCTAACGCTTTAGTATCAATCTCAACTAAAAAATGAGACGTTAGTGCTGGTTGTAAAAGAGCACTGGTAATATCCGAAACAGATTTAAATGCTGGTTTAGGCATCTATAAATACTTTTTGACCCGTTATATTATGTATAAGGATAATGGCAGAAAGTATTAAAAGCAAATACAAACCATCATATCCAAAAAAATATAAAGGAGATCCCAACAATATTATTTGTAGAAGTAGTTGGGAGAGAAGATTTTGTACTTGGTGTGACTTGAATGAGAATATAATTGAATGGGGAAGTGAAGAATTTTATATTCCATACATATCTCCAATGGACAACAGGATGCATAGATACTATCCAGACTTTATTATTAAAGTAAAAGAAAATACTGGTAGAATTAAAACTTATATTATTGAAGTAAAACCAAAGAGGCAAACTGTGCCACCAAAACAAAAGTCAAGAGTAACTAAATCATATCTTCACGAGTGCAAAACTTATGCAGTAAATCAAGCAAAATGGAAAGCTGCCCAAGAGTTTGCTGAAGATAGGATGATAGAGTTTAAAGTAATCACCGAAGATCAATTAGGTATACGCTAATGGCAGAAGGCTTTGGTCAGTATGTAGGAACAGGAACAGTAAGAACTAAAGAACTCTTAAAAAGAGTTAGTGAATCTGGAACATCAGATCCAGAAGATATTATGATGTATATTATGGATATTTTTAAAGAAGAAGTTTTATATCCAGAACCAGGTAAGTTTTATACTTTTGTTTACAGACCAAAGACTCCAGACATTGAATATGACCAACATCCACTCATTGCATGTACTTCATTAGAGAGATGGGGATTTAAAGGAATTAATTTTCACTGGAGACAAGGTAGACAATATACTTGGGAAGAAGTTGTTGGTAAGCTTCATGTTGTCAAATACAATGAACTTGATGAATTACTTAGTCTTCAGTATGGAAAATTTCGTCTAAATAAATAAAACCCCCAACAACATAAGTATAGTCAACTTAGAGGTATAAGATGGGAGCTGCGCCGCCACCACCATGTAAATCTGGAGATATTTGTAGCGAGCAGTTTGGAACTGTTATTGATGGCCAAAATTTATATTTTGCAACCGCAACAACATTAACATCTGATGGTGGAGGAGTTACAACACTTAATTATTGGAATGGAAGCGAGTGGAAACCATCAGCAACAAGCACTAATGGTGGAACATGGACAAAAACAACTGATAGTCCATTAAGTCAACCCGCTTTAGAAAGTTTAGCAAGCGGTGATCTTGGAAAAAATGCAACCGCAACAACATCAAAAACATTAGATAAAGAAGGAGTTCCAAAAACAACAGCAGACAAGGTAGTACCAAATTCTGCAAACGCAGGTACAGATCCCAATAATCCCTCTACAGAAGGTGGTTTAAGTGCAGAAGATCAAGCAAAAGTAGAAGCAGATGCAAAAACTACAGCAAAAAATACAAGAACATCATTCCCTAGTGATTTACACTATCCAGAAAACTTAAGATACTCTAAACAAGATGTTCTTAAAATTGAAATGCTAAAATATGAACCAAGGCCTCTTGAGTCTTCATCATTAAGTGGTCTTGGATCGAGAAGTGCTACTAGTACAAGAGTAATTGGATCAGTTTATCTTCCAATACCTGCAGGAATATCAGATTCAAATGGAGTATCTTGGTCAGAAGATAAAATGACCCCACTACAAGCAGCAGGTGTTGATCTTGGAAAAGCCTTTATAACTGGTGGAGGTAAGGCGGCTGCTGGTGTTGCTGAAGAAAAAACAGGTGCAGTTACTTCTAATGTCAAAACAGTTCAATCATTTATTATGAACGCAATGTTAGAATCAGCAATAGGAACTGAAAATTTATTATCTAGAACAATGGGGGCAATAGAAAACCCAAATATGGAATTGCTTTTTACTTCACCTCAACTTAGATTATTCTCGTTCACATATAAACTAAGTAGCAGAAGTAAAAAAGAAACAGATCAGATAAGACAGATTATTCGATTCTTTAAACAAGGAATGGCTGTTCAAAGAACTGAGGCGCAACTATTCTTAAGAGCACCACATACTTTCCAATTGACTTATAAACACTTAAATGAAGATCATAAGTACTTAAATAAATTTAAGGAATGTGCATTGACAAATTTTTCTGTTGATTACACTCCAGAGGGTCAGTATGCAACATTTACTGATGGTGCGATGGTTTCTTATCTGATTACATTACAGTTCCAAGAACTAGAACCAGTCTTTAATGATGATTATCCACAAGACGACGATGCATCAATAGGTTACTAAAATGCCAAATCCTTACTTCAGACAAGTTCCAAACTTTGAATATCCAAGTAGACTTCCAGATTCTAAACTACAGGAATATATTTCTGTAAAGAATCTATTTAAGAAAGGAAAACTGCGTGAAGATATTTTAGATAATCTTGCTTTCTTCACCAAGTATAAAATTCTTGGTGACGATAGACCAGATAATGTTGCATATGAAATCTATGGGGAATCAACTCTTGATTGGGTAGTTCTATTATCAAATAATATTGTTAATATTCAATCAGAGTGGCCTATGACACAAAATGCTTTTGATAGATTTCTTGTGGATAAGTATTACCAAGTAGGAGATACTGAAGAGGATACTTACAACAGAATCTACAATGGTGTTCATCATTATGAAACAGAGCAAGTTAAGAACTCAAGAGGAATAACTATTGTTCCTGCAGGTCTTCAAGTATCTTCTCCATACAGTGTAAGTTATTTTGATTACTATACAGATCAGCAAATTGACAGCGGAGATATTGCAGTTCCTGTTACAAACTATGAGTATGAAGAAAAGATAGAAAATGATAAGAGAAACATTTACATACTCAAACCAAGATATCTGAATATTGTATACGATGATATGATTGATATTATGACATATGGAAAGGGTTCCAGTCAGTATGTGACTGAAACCCTTAAGAGAGCGGATGATATTAGACTGACAAGTTAATCACTCTTCAGCAAGACGCTGGAAGTAAGACAGAGCATCATCCTCATCTTCATCATTAGAAGAACTTACCTTAGGAAGTTCTGGTTCGGGACGACGTGAAGTAAAGTCGGGAGTATAAGAACCACGATCATTATCTTCATCATCAACCTCTTCATCCAGACGAGGACGAGCAGCAGTCTTTTGACCAAGAACATACTTCAGACGCTTCTCAAGATCTTCATAAGTCTTGAACTGATCAGGAGCAGTCACAGCAGTCAGAGAATATTGCTTCTTCCATACTCCTTCCAGAGCATCATCATCGTCTAGGAGAGGAGCGACACGATCAAACTCTGACTTATCATAGTTCCAATAACCATCCTTCTTCACCAGTTTCAGTTTGAAGTTGGCACCTTGCCAGAAGTCAAAGGGATTGATCGGAGTTTCATCTTCAAACTCAGGTTGCATTGCTTCCATGATCTTGTCAAAGATCTTCTTACCATACTTGAACAAGAAGACTTTACCCTCGTTAGAAGGGTTAGCAGGATCCTTTACAACATAGATGTTGCTGTAGTAAGACAGTTTGCGCTTCTGCTTACGAACAGTTTCTTTATCCTTTTCACTACCACTGTTCCAGAGTTCACGGTTGTACTCTGATACAGGATCTTTCTGACCAGTAGTAGTCAGAGAGTTTTCAATATACCAACCACCAGAGCCTTGGAAGGCATGAGTATAGAGTTTTGCCCAGGGAAGTTCTTCACCTTCGGGGGCAGGAAGGAAACGGATGACTGCAAAACCGTTACCAGTCTTGTCCATTTCGGGTTTCCAGAGACGCTCATCTGCGCCACCAGAAGTATTGCTCATCTTCTCCACTTCCTTTACCAGTTTGGAAGTCAATGAACCAAGAGAAGATTGCTTCTTGAGATCTGCAAAAGACATTAGATTACCTCGGATTGTGTACGGATTTGGCTTTTGTGTACTTCGTTATTCTACCAGTCGGAACCAGTCTTGTCAATCTGTTCTTTCATCGCTTCAAGCATCTTGGACATGTTGTTAAGTATCACATTCATATCAACTCCAGGTGGAAGGCCCATCATCGTTGCCGAATCTGCGATACGTTCTTTCATTTCCTTTGCTTGTGAGTCATCAGATAGACTCAAGCGAGTGTAAAGAACTTTCTGTTTATCAAGGAGTTTTTCTAGAAGAGCAACATGCTTAAGTTTATCCTCACGAGACATAGATGGAAATTTAAAAACACTTTGGTAAACTTCTTCTTGTAGTTCACCGATTTCAGCCATCTCTGCCCGAACAACTTCGGAATTAAAGAAACTCATTTTTCTCCTAGAACAACTTCCTTAATAATATTTTTATAACGCTGTGCATCAATATTTAGAAATGAAGAATATTTTTTTATTCTCATACTGACGGTTTCCCACACTGGGTCTTGTAACTTCTTATCAAAATCTTTCCCGAACAGGAATATTTTGTCGTATATCACCAGTGTTTCTGGGCTAATCTTCCCGTTCAGAAAATTTTTTAAGACTGGAGGATGACCTTTTGAACAATCAAATACATCATCTACTTTTCTATCTTCAAACAAACTTTGTGTTTCTTCTTTGAAGATATAGGAGAGAGATTGATTTCTTTTTTTCCATGCCTCATATCTACCTTCACCCTCTCTCATCATTTCTCCAATCCAAAGTTTACTTGGATCTGTGCAAGTGACAAAGTTTGATACAAAGAAGTCTACAATTTCTTGATCGGTCTTTTGTCTTGCAACACGTTCAAACCAAAAACGATCTTTACGTTTGTAAAATGATTGTACAGTCGCACGACTTTTACCACAGTACTTGTGATAATCATATTTGTCTTTTGTGAAATGATTTTTTAAAGACAAATAACAACGATAGGCATCAACAGGCATCATGAAAAAAGTAATAAGGTTGTTTTTTTGCCGGAAAAATTTCCACCCCTAAATGAAATCAAAGTGGCAATTTAGCTCTAGAGCTTCTCTTCAGAAAGTTTAACTCCATTGCTTCATACTTAATTTTTTCTTTCAGTGGTTTAGAGATAAGTTTAGGAACAGATTCCACATCAATATTATTCTGTTCGCAAAAATGAATTATTGCTTCGATATAATTCATATCTGCATTCGTCTGAACTAAAGATTCAATCTCTTGAGCAAATCTTGATGGGCAGAAAAATTTGTTTTCTAAAACTTTCTCTAATTCATTCTCCATCTGACCTAGTATTGTGATGTACAAATTCTTTAATATAACGAACTAATAGTTTAATATAATCCCCTTTGTTTCTTTTGTCAAATACTTTAACTTCACCACTTGGAGTAACCATTAAAGTAATCAACTTCTTAATTGGGATTTCAGTCATTTCATAATACGCAGAAGCATAAAACATTTCTTGAACGAAATAGTTTTCAATCCATTCTTCTGGTTTGATCTTTGTTGAAGTTTTAAAGTCTATGACTGCAAGTTCTCCTTCATATTCGGCAATGCAATCAACTCTACCAGCGAGACCAAAAAATTCTGAATAGAGTGTGCGTTCAATCGCATGAATATTATTTATCTTATCAAGTTCAGATTTGATATGATAGAACATAAACTTTGTCATGGGTTGATAATCATCCCAGTTTAGTTCTTTATTCTCAAGATAATCCTGACAGACTTGGTGAAAGTCAGTTCCTCTTGCAGTTGCTTGACGTGTAATTCGATTTGCTTCTTCAAGCCCAACACGTTCTCGCCATTTCACAAAGATCTGACGGTTATAGAATGAAGTGACAGAAGTAATAGAAGGCACCCATGCTCCACTAGGAAGATTGTAGAGACGGATGCCATTTGTTTCTTTCTTTTCTAATTCAATATCACCCAAGTAATTATGATGAATAAAACTCATACTCCGATTTCCATTTTAGCCAGAATGTATTCTTTCACTAATCCAGAGCGAACAATATCTTCAACTCCAAATTCAATAATATCAATTGAAGGCATAATACGAAGTACTTTCACGAAATCAACAATTCCATTCTTCTCATTCGTTTTAATAAGATCTGATTGAGTAGCATCACCACAGAACATGATCTTACTATTTTCACCTACACGAGTAATTATACTATCAAGTTCATGATAATTCAAGTTTTGGAATTCATCTACAATAATGATTGCATTGTCCAGAGTAGTTCCGCGAATAAAAGAAGTAGACCAAAAACTAATCGTTCCTTGAGTTTTGAGGTTCCCATAGAGCATTTCGAAATCTGATTCTGTTGGCAACTCAAACATATACTTTACCATATTCTTATATGGAATCTGATAAAGAGAGGACTTATCCTCATGATCGCCCGGAAGAAAACCAATCTCCCTAGTTGCAACAAGGGAACGTACAATATAGATTTTTTCGTAAGGGGATCTTTCGTCAAGTACATCTCTCAGTGCATTATAAAGAGTGATGAAAGTTTTACCTGTACCAGCACATCCATATGCAACAATGTTTTGATCATTCTTGTAGCAACGGAAGAGTTCTTTTTGATTTTCGGTTAAAGGATCAACCGTTCGCATTATCTCTAGGTTGATTGGCTTCTTTCTTTTCATCTGTTTGTTACTCATTCCAAATGGAACGGGAGACTTTGGAGTGTTTCTTTTTGCTGGCATGTTTAAATTCAAATTGGTTTTACTTTGGATCCTGGTGCTTTTGATGCTGCATGAAGAACGTCATTCCATCCTGGATGAGACTTCTTTAGTCTGTCGTAGACTTCACCAACCTCTCCACTATTAGGACAAGTTGATGGATCTGACCAGTCTCTGTCCCAATCAGGATTATCTTGTTTCCACTGATCCCAATCATGGACACTCATCTTGACTTCCTTTTGTTCACCAGTCTGCCTATTAACAACGGGATATA